TCGTTAAGCACATTAGTTCCAATGAAACGTCCGTCGTCTGAACCTTTGCCTTTAGTGTTGGCGGTAGCGATGACGTTGAATCCTTTTGAGGGTTTAACGTATCTTCCGATCTTTTTGAGGAAGACTCCGTTTCCTTCAAGGATACTTTGAAGACAAAGGATCTTGTTTGAGGCAAGGTCGATTTCGTCAAGAAGCAATATAGCTCCTCGTTCCAGTGCCTCGATGACTGGCCCGTTATGCCAGACTGTGGAACCATTAACAAGGCGGAAACCACCAATAAGATCATCTTCATCAGTTTCAATAGTAATGTTTACACGAACAACTTCTCTCTTGAGTTGAGCGCAGGCTTGTTCTACACCTAGAGTCTTTCCATTACCTGATAGTCCTGTAATAAAACATGGATAAAATTCTTTGGATTGAATTATCTTTTTGACATCAGGAAAGTTTCCAAACTTAACAAAGTTAGGGTCAACTGCTGGAACTAAATTCTGCTCAACTGGTGGAACAACAGCAGGAGCAGCAAAGGAACTTTCTAGTTTTGCTTTCTTCTCTCTTACTGTAAGATTCCACTTACCTTTTGTAGTTTTGAACTGTGCAAGATACTTTGTCACAGTTTGATATGTCACATCATTCTGAGCACAGTAGGCTTTGATGTGTGCGGATGTAATTTTGTTTCCGTATAGATCTCTTAGAGATGAGATCAACTGGTCTGGGTTCACTTTAGCTTCAAAAGGCATGGTTCATTCTTTAGTATGTATTCATTATAAAAGGGGAAAGTGCCACATGCAACCAGCAATGTGCCACTTTGTTGACTGTCTATGCAATGTAATTCATAAACTGTCCTAGAACTTTCTTGTTCATCTTCTTCGCAGAAAGTGATTTCTTGAAAGCAGATCTGATTTGTGCTTTGGTAGCATCCTCTTTGACCTCAAAAGAATCATCAGAGTTTAAAGCGGATGATGAGAGTGCAAAGTAAGCGTGATACCCACCACCATTTTCAATCATAACAGATTTAGTTTTTCTCCACTGTTGATGGAGATCGGAAAATTTGTCCTGATCCCACTCACAGTATCTACGAATGAAACTAGTAGACTCACGATTGTCTAGAACTCTAATTCCAATAAAGTTTACGTCAGAGAATCTACCTCTAAGTTGATGTATCAAAGAAGCAGTCAACTGATGATAGTTGTCACCACATGAATGAGTCTTACCATTACTGTCTCTGATAAACACGCTACCGTGCATGGTAGAACGTGATCCCATATATGTGTGTCCATCTCTATCTGTGAACTGTTTTGAGTAAGAGATTGGATGTGCTTCACCATCTGTAAGAGTGATGCACTGAATCTTCTGAACACCTGTTTGTTTTTTGAACTGTGGAATGATGTAGTTCAAAGATACAAATGCTTCATTCAAAGGAGTTCCAGATAAACTCAATCCGTGAGGAGCTTGATAGTAATAGTTGTGATCCCAACGACCTTTACTATCCATGACCTGTGCTGTCCTCCAAATGTTCAACATGTGATGCTCTAGGTCTTTTTTCTTGACATTACTTGATAAGAACTCAAGCATTGAAAACTGATTCTCTACAATGAGTTGTCCGTCTTTGATTTCATGATGTTCAAAAGGTAGATTGTAATGTCCATATTTGAATTCATCATACTGATTGTGACGATTCCACTCATTAGTAAAAGCAAATACTTGAAAAGGAATCTGAACTTTCTTACAGAACCAAACTAAGTTGAATAACTGTTTGATTGTGTCCATGAGAACTGTGCTCATAGATCCAGACCAATCAAGAACAAAGATGAGTCCATGATTTTTACCATCAGGTAGAGTGGTAATTTTTTTGAATAGATCTTCGTTGTACTTGTATGAGTGAAGCTTTGTGCAATCAAGAACACCTGTCTTTGATACTGTAGCACGAGCGTATGCGTCAGCAGACTTACGACATTCAAACTCTTTTACAAGATAGTTGACTTCTTTCTGAGCAGATCTACGGAAGAGTCTATACTCATTATCAACCTCTTGGTAGATATTTTTCTCAGGTCTATAAGTCTCCTCTAATCTACTCAAGTCATATCTTTTTTGTTGTTCTGTGTACCATGTATCAAGTTTACTATGGATAGCATCTACTTTGATATGAAGATTGTCAAGATTAAGATTTGGTATTGTGCAATACTCAGGATCTCTTCCAAGGCCTTGAACATTATTGTTCAAATTTTCTAGATTGTTTGATAGAGTCTTGTCTGTGATAGTTTCTAGACTGCCATGTTCTCCGCCAGTCATGTCACCAGATGCCTCAATTTCATCCATATCAAAATCAGATTCAATATCAGGAGTAGATTCACCTGTACCTTTTTCTGACTTTACGTTTGACTCATCAAATGGAATATCATCCATTGATTCTTCCTCAGAAGAATCTGTCTGTATGGAATCGCCTACTGAGAAATCTTTACCAACTTTCCAATCTTTATCAAACTCTCCATCACTTGATGCCATTGAGTCTTTTATCTGCTCACGCATGAAATCATATAACTCAAGAGCAAGATCTATGACCTCTTGAAATGTTTCTGTCTTGATTGCTTTGTTCTTGAAATATACTTCTTTGTCTGAGAATGGAATAGAAACAAAGTTACCAATCTTAGCGTCTAGATTGATTCTATCAGGTAGACCCATCTCTTCTACATCATGCTGATCTAACTCAAAGAAATCTTGGTCTGATAGTTCTTGATATCCTTTGTAAAATGTCTTGACGATACCAGCATACTTACGCTTCATCAACTTCTCAATTCTTACGTCCTCGATAATATTGACATAAGACATTGGTAGTTCTGGATGATCTAGTTTCCAATTGTCAGCGGGTGTATATAGTGCGTGTCCAACCTCATGTCCTACGAGAAGGTCATATACGGACGCAGAGGCCTTCTCCCACATTGGAAGGGTCAATACTCTACGTTCCACATCAAACATCGCTGTCTCGACCTTACGGTTCTCGATGATGAGATCTTCTGTTGCGAGTAGTTTTGCGAGTTGACCTTTGACTTCGTAGTTAATCTTGGTGAGCATTTTGTTTCTTGTCTATGAACATATAATACTTCACCTGTATGTCACTTTCAACCAGTAGTGTGCCACTAATTCAACTGTCCACCTGACCATTTTATAGCCGTATCTAATGCTTTCTTTGCAGTATTCTGTAACTTTATAACTTTACTCTCGTATGTAATAGTGAATCCAAATAGATCTCCGTCGGGATCATCTGGCATACCCACAGGTTGCACAAAAAATATGCCTGCATGGGCAACTGTTCTCCATTCCATGTCAATAAAACCTAGATCCCTCAAGGCACACTCTAGTTTTAGTGAATGGCATCCCTCTAGCAACTGCATACGGTATACCGAACTCTGTACTATTATGTAGAATACTTGACTTTTGAGAAACCGTTCATCTTTTCAAAGGTAATCATATTATCTAACCTATCCGTCAACTCGTCAACCTTATGTGAGATCATAAAGATGTAAGCATCCTTGATGACATACCTGATTATCTTCACAAATTCATCTGTACCATTACTGTCCAGAGAACTATCAAATATTTCGTCAAGAATGAGTATGTTTGTTGATGATGAGTTCTTCATCTTAGCGATATCACGCCATGTGAATAGTATTGCTAGATCAATCCTCATCTTCTCTCCCTCAGAAAATGATTCGTAACTAAATTTTTCATGAATAGGAGACTTGATGCACTCATTGAACTGTTCATCCAATGTAAAATTAATATAGAAGTCCATCATTTGAAGATACTTATTGATCTTCTGATTCATGACAGGCAGATACCTCTTTATAATCTTTGCTTTGACTCCAGAATCCTTCATCATAGAGTTTGCAAAATCTAAGTAGTCTATATTCTCTGTTTGGTTTGCCTTATTTTTTTCTACAGTTGTTAAATCACTTTTCAGACCTTTAAGTGTAGCTCGTTCAGTATTTCTATTTTCAATTTGTTGGGTAATGTCTTGAACTTCTTGTTCATAATCTCGGATTTGTCTTTGGTATTCAGAAATTTTAAAATTGTTTGTTGAAATGTCATTCGATAACTTAGTGATCTGCTTGGAAACATCTAAAAACTTGTCCTCCTTTTTCTGTTCTGCGTCTATAGACTTTTGAAGGTCTTTGTAAGCAGAATTAATCTCCTTAACCTTACCTTCGATATCTCCAATCTTATTTAATCTAAACTCTTCCTCTATTTTCTGCTCACAGGTAGGGCATGATACGTTTTCCTTGAAAAATTGGTGTTCTTTGGTAATAATCTTAATCTTTTGTTCAAGTTTACCCTTTACATTATTATATTTCTTAAGAGAAGATGAAGCGGATGATAGATTTTCTAGCTCAGGTTGATATTTTGTCTTAACAATGTTCTCATACTTGACATTTTCAGTCATCAAGAGAGAACTATCATCAAATAATGCTTCTATTCGTTTCTTTGTATCTTTTATTCTCTTCTTTCCACTCTTATCAAGATCAGAGATAAAGTTTTTTTGCATCTCAATCTTCTCTTCTATCATTTCTTTCTTGATAGTGAGTTCTCTGACCTCTGTATTGGCTTTACTTATCTTTTCTCTTAGTATTTTTGCCATTCCAGAGAAAATTTTGATGTCTAAAACATCTTCTACTATGGCTCGACGATCTGCACCACCTAATTGCATGAAAGGAACAAAGGTTGCAGCACCTAAGATAGTGGTTTGAGTGAAAGATTTGTAGTTTAGTCGTAAAATATTGTCTTCTAGATGTGCTTGTTGATCATTTTGATTGGCAAATTGATCTTGTTTCTTTCCATCAACATAAATTTCAAACAAAGTAGGTTTCATACCTCTAACAATGGTATAAATCTTGCCTTGAATCTCAAATTCTATTTGAACTTCGCACTCTTTTTCATTCACAGTATTAATCAACTGTGATTTTTTAATTTTTCTAAATGGTTTGTTGTATAAAACAAAGGTTAAAGCATCCAATATAGTGGATTTCCCTGCACCATTGGCACCAACTATCAAATTTGTAGGAGACTTTTGAAAACTAACAATTATAAACTGATTTCCAGTAGATAAAAAATTACGCCACCGTATTGTCTTGAATATTATCATAATCTTTTGGTGGAATCACTATATCATCAGGTGAGATAATAACATATTTGTACTTGTGCTTTTTACAGGTCTCAACAGCTAGGTTATCATCTATTTCTACAACTGTCAATACCGTAGATTCTTCTGCTTCTAAAAGGCCTGCATATCTTGTAGCATCATCTTCTTGCTGAAAAAGATAAAGAGCCTTCTGACCGTCATCATTAGTGACAGCATACGCTCCTTCTCCTTCGTGACCAGCAAGTGATAAGATGTACATTACTCTGCTTCGCAAGCTTCTAGGTAGACTTCTTTAAGAAGTTTTTTGACTCTTTCTTTTTCCAATTCAAAATCAGAGTCCTCTATGTACTTATTTAGAAGTGAGAGTGTGTCCTCTATCTTTTCTCCGTCAAGATCAACCTCTTTATCATTGATCTCCGTATTTTCTACTACCTTTAAATCTATTATACCAGCTTTTAGAAGTTTGTCCAGAAACTTATCATATTCTAACTGACTAGATCTAGACCTGACAAATAGTTTTACTATCTTATCTTTATAGAGATGAGCTTTGAATGTTGCTGAAGGAGTATCGTCATAGTATATCTTTTCAAATATATGATATGGATTTTCTATAAACTCAATTTCACCTGTCTCTGTATCTAAGATACTGAAACCTCTCTTATCTCCACAATCATTCCAATACATTTCATAAGGATTGCCTAGGTAGAATGTATGTCCATCATTACTTCTGGTGTGATAGTGTCCTGAGAATACTGTATCAAACTTTTCTATAATGCCTGTGTCTATTCCTCCCTGT